AAGTCTGTTCGTAGAGAGAGGGCGCAGGAAGACTTTCTTTCTTTTTGTTCTTCTGTATGGCCAGCGTTTATGGAAGGTGGGCACCACAGAAAGATGGCAAGGGCGTTTGAACGTGTTGCTAGTGGGGAGTGTAAGAGGCTTATGATTAACATGCCCCCTCGTATGGGTAAGTCTCAGCTTACCTCTTGGTTATTGCCAGCTTGGATTATGGGCAAGATGCCTGAGAAGAAGATTATTATGGCTTCTCATACCGCCGAGCTTGCTATTCGTTTTGGTAGAATGGTTAGAAACTTGATTGGAAGTGAAGAGTTTAAGGATGTGTTCCCCGAAACATCACTTACTGCTGACTCAAAAGCTGCTGGTCGCTTTGATGTATCAGGTGGTGGTGAGTATTTCTCTGTGGGTGTTGGTGGTGCGGTAACTGGCCGTGGTGCTGATTTACTTATTATAGATGACCCGCACTCAGAACAACAGGGGCAGCAAGCCGATCCAAAGGTATTTGATTCTACCTATGAGTGGTTTAGTTCTGGCCCTCGTCAGCGTCTTCAGCCCGGAGGTGCAATTATTATTGTAATGACTCGCTGGAGTCAGAAGGATTTGTGTGGACAAATCACGCGAGATTCTATGCAACGTGATGGATCTGATGATTGGGAGGTGATTGAGTTACCTGCAATACTGCCATCAGGTAATTCTTTATGGCCTGAATACTGGCCGATTGATGAATTAGAAAAGCTCAAGGCTGAACTGCCCATATCAAAATGGGAGGCGCAGTACCAGCAACAGCCTACGTCTGAAGAGTCTGCAATCATTAAACGGGATTGGTGGCAAGTTTGGGAGGAGCGTGATCCGCCTGATGTGTCGTTTGTAATTCAATCTTGGGATACGGCGTTTATGAAACATGAACGGGCTGACTATTCTGCCTGTACAACGTGGGGCGTGTTCTACAAGGAGAATGACGAGGGGATGCTTGCACCCAACATAATCCTATTAGATGCCTTAAAAGAGCGCATGGAGTTTCCTACGCTCAAGAAACGAGCCTATGAGATGTATGTGGATTGGCAACCTGATGCGTTTATCGTGGAAGCGAAGGCCGCAGGTGCGCCGTTGATCTATGAATTAAGGGCTGTGGGTATCAGCGTACAGGAGTACACTCCTTCTCGTGGCAATGATAAGGTGTCCCGTGTAAACGCTGTTGCAGATTTTTTTGCATCAGGCATTGTTTGGGCACCACCAAAAAGATGGGCCGAGGAAGTGATTGAAGAGTTTGCCTCATTTCCTATTGGCGATCACGATGACTTGGTTGACTCATCAACACAAGCATTGCTTAGATTTAGGCAAGGCGGCTTTATTGCACTTGATCACGATGATTATGAAGAAAGCCAGCCACGGCGAATTGCTAACTATTACTAGGGCGTTTAAACTCGCCGCGATGAGGGAAACACTATGGCTGTAGATAAGTCACTAGACGCTTTAGAAATGGCTGACATGGCTGGAAGATTAGAAGCCTCCGAGCCAGCAATGGTTGTTGAGATAGAAAACCCTGACTCAGTCGCAATTGAGACTGAAGATGGCGGGATGATTATTGATTTTGATCCGAAGCCTGAAGTAGACGATGCGCCGTTTGATGCAAACCTTGCTGAGTTTATGGACGATATGGATCTTGACATGCTCGGCTCGGAGCTTGTTTCAGCATTTGAAGATGACCTTGCATCCAGAAGAGATTGGGAAGATACCTATGTTGAAGGTCTTGATCTTCTTGGTTTAAAAATCGAAGAGCGTACTGAGCCATGGCCCGGAGCGTGTGGCGTACACCACCCTTTGCTAGCCGAGTCAGTTATTAGATTTCAGTCTCAGGCAATTGGGGAACTGTTTCCAGCGCAAGGCCCAGCAAGAACGAAGATAGTTGGCGAAGCTGATGATGAGGTATACAAGCAAGCAAATCGTATACAAAACTATTTGAACTACCTGCTTACTGAGGAAATGACAGAGTTTCGTCCTGAAACAGAGCGGATGTTGTTTTCTTTACCTTTGGCTGGTAGCGCATTCAAGAAAGTTTATTACGATGTAACCATGGGCAGACCCTGCTCAATGTTTGTTCCGGCAGAAGACCTTGTTGTTTTTAACGGGGCAACAGACTTGAAGTCATTGACTCGTATGACACATAGGATGCGCAAGACGGGTAATGATGTTCGCAAGCTGCAAGTTGCAGGGTTTTACAGAGATGTAGAGCTTAAAGGTGGCGACTCTCAGGTTGATCAAGTAAAAGAAAAATACAGCGAATTGACAGGAGAAAGTTATTCTCCATCAGGTGGATCTAATTATTTATTTGGAGAAACCGTATACACATTGCTGGAGATTCAAGTAGAGCTTGATCTTGAAGGCTTTGAGGACATGAAGGATGGTGAGCCTACAGGTATTGCTATTCCTTATGTTGTGACTGTAGACAAAGACTCTGCTGCAATTTTATCTATTCGCAGAAACTACTATGAAGATGATCCGCTCAAGCGTAAGCGTGATCACTTTGTACACTACGAATATATTCCGGGCTTGGGCTTTTATGGCTTAGGTTTGGTGCATTTGATTGGTGGGCTAGTTAAATCCTCAACTTCAATACTGCGTCAGTTGGTTGATGCTGGTACTTTGGCAAACCTTCCCGGCGGCTTGAAGACGAGGGGTATGCGTATTACCGCAGACGATACTCCAATTATGCCCGGAGAGTTTCGTGATGTAGATGTTCCCGGCGGAACAATTAAAGAAAACATTTCGTTTTTGCCATACAAAGAACCAAGCACAACGCTATATAACCTTCTTGGTAACCTTGTAGAGGAAGCTCGACGTTTTGCATCAATGGCTGATGTAAAGGCGTCAGACATGAATAGCCAAGCCCCTGTTGGCACTACGCTTGCACTGATAGAGCGGAACATGAAAGTAATGTCTGCAATACAGGCAAGACTTCATGCATCTATGAAAAATGAGCTTAGGCTTGTTACCAATATCGTTAAAGACTTTGGGCCGAGCGAGTATCCATACCAGCCATATGGTGAAAAGCAGGATATCCAAAAAGACTTTAATGACCAGATAGATGTGGTTCCTGTGGCAAATCCAAATGCCGCAACTATGTCTCAGCGTATTATGCAGTATCAGGCTGCATTGCAGTTGTCTCAACAATCGCCACAGCTTTACGACTTACCGGCATTGCACCGGCAAATGCTAGAGGCACTAGGTATTAGAGATCCAGAAACACTTGTTCCAAATACAGATGACTTTGCTCCTAAAGACCCTGTTACAGAAAACATGGACTTTATAAACGGAGAGCCGGTAAAAGCTTTTGCCTATCAAGACCACGAAGCGCATATCAAAACGCACATGGCTGCGATGCAAGATCCAAAGCTCTTGGAGCTTATGGCGCAAGCGCCCAATCAACAGGCAATTCAAGCAGCAGTATCTGCACATATCGCAGAACACTTGGCGTTCCAATACAGAGTAGAGATACAAAAGGAACTCGGATTGGATCTTCCTTCAGCAGAAACAGAGTTGCCGCCTGAGATTGAGTCGAAGCTGTCATCACTTGTCGCACAAGCAGCAGAGCAGTTGTTGCAAAAAGATCAGGCTGAAGCTCAACAACAACAGCAAGCTGCGCAAGCTAATGATCCAATCTTGCAGTTAAAGCAAAAAGAACTTCAAATCGAAGAGCAAACCGCCATGGCGAAAGCGCAATCAGATGCGCAGCGAGTCGCAACGGCGCAAGAAAAACTGGCGCTTGATGCTCGTAAGGCAGAGATGAGAGATCAATTAGAGCGAATGAAGCTTGAACAAGATATGAACGAGCTTCAGATGAAGATCAATAGTGAAGAAAGAATTACTCAAGCGGAGCTTGATGCAAAAGCTAAGATTGCTGGCGCAGAGCTAGGCGCAAGAATTGTTGATAAAACTAATGATCGAGACGCTGCAATTGAGCGAGCCAATCTTGTAGAAAAAAGCAAAGGCGCTGAAATAGGTCGTAAGCTTGCAGATCAGATTATGAATCCAAAACGCAATGGGTGATTTTATTGACCCTCAGTTCATTGATTTGATATTGTCGCGTTTAAACGACCTTGAGTCGCATTGTAAAGAAAAGCTGATTGCAGGATCGGTTGAGTCTATTGAAGACTATAAATTGTATAGAGGGCAGCTTGAAGGGTTACAAATGGCTGCTAGAGAAATACGAGAAGTAGCAGATAAGACCTTTACAGAAATTTAGCATCATCAGGATGCGCGGGTACTACACTTCCCTTTAAGTGTTGCAGAGAGCGAAAATATGACAGCAGTAGAAGTGGACTTAACGTCTATTGGCGCTGAAGAAGACAAAGCCGATACAGAAAAAGCTAGTCAACTTCCAGTGCCTACTGGATACCACATCCTTATTGGACTACCGGAGATAGAGGAAAAAACAGAAGGCGGCATTATTAAGGCAAGGACAACGCTAGAAATCGAAGAAACCGCTTCGATGGTGGGGTTTGTTATTGCGATGGGGCCTGACTGTTATAAAGATAAAAAGCGATTTCCCAACGGGCCTTGGTGCAAAGAGGGAGACTTTATCTTAATGAGGGCGTATAGCGGAACCAGAATAAAGATTCATGGCAAAGAATTCCGTTTGATTAACGATGATACACCCGAAGCCGTAGTAGATGATCCAAGAGGTATAAGCCGTGTCTGAAGAAGTAGCATTACCGGAACCCGATGATATTGAAATTATTGAGGTAGACGATACTCCAGAAGAGGATCGTCGCCCTGTCAGAACAGATGTTGAACCTTTTAACATTGATGAAGAGATTGATGTTCAAGATGAGCGTGTTAAAAAGCGTTTAAACAGACTAAAATATGAGTATCATCAACAGCGCAGAGAAAAAGAAGCTGCGCAAAGATTAAGAGATGAAGCTGTGCAGTTTGCACAAGGAACCCAATCAGAGGTTCAGCGCTTACAAGGACTTGTAGGCCAGAGCGAGCAAGCATTGCTTCAGAGTGTACAGAACCGAACCGAAGCTGAATTAGCGGCGGCGAAGCAAAAGTACAAGCAAGCCCACGAAGAGGGCGATACAGATACTATGGTTGAGGCGCAAGAGCAGCTTGCGCAAATACAGGCGGATAGAGCTTATATACAGAACTATCAGCCTCAAATGCAGCCACAGGCGCAGGGGCAACAGCAACCCCCTGCTAATACGGTGGGACAGCCACCGCAACAGCAACAGCTTGACCCGCGATTGCAGGGATGGCTGGGGCAAAACACTTGGTTTGGAGCGCCCGGAAACGAAGCAGTCACAGGATTTGCTTATGGGCTTGACGAGATGTTAGTAAAAAGGGGTGTCGAAAGAAACTCCCCTGAGTATTTTGCAGCTATTGACAAAGCGTTGAGAGATTCATTTCCATCAGCCTTTGGTATAGAAGCAAAAGATGAAGGTGCTACTTCTCAAACAAGGACATCATCTTCGCCAGTTGCACCAGCGCAACGAAGTGGTGGTAAGAAAACACAGGTTAAATTGACTAGCTCGGAAATCCAGCTTATCAAGAAACTAGGAATTACCCCGCAGCAGTATGCTGCCCAGAAACAGAGGATGTCGTAATGAGCGAGACAAGAGAACCAAGAGAATTGGAGTCGAGAGATAACACAGCTAGAGAGCAGCAGTGGACACCACCTAATCTGCTACCAGATCCAATCCCACAACCGGGATGGGCATTTAGATGGATTCGTACATCTATGGTAGGGCAATCAGATGCAACTAATGTATCTATGCGCTTTAGAGAAGGATGGGAGCCAGTAAAGCTTGAAGACCACCCAGAGCTAGAAGTTATGCCTGATCATAACTCTCAGTTTCCCGGATGTGTCGAGATTGGCGGTCAGTTATTGTGTAAGGCTCCGCAGGAAGTTGCGGATTCGCGCCAGCGTCATTACGAGGGAGTTGCAGCGCAACAAATGGAAAGTGTTGACCAATCTTACATGCGAGAAAATGATCCACGGATGCCTATGCTCCGACCTGATCGAAAGACTCGTGTAAGTAGTTTTGGTAAATAACAACTTATTTTTATTTGTTAGGAGAACTCAGTTATGGCTACTTCAGCCGCGCCCCATGGGGCAAGACCAGTTAGCACTACAAGTGCTAGTGGATCTTTCAACGGAAAGGTTCAACACCTAAGCATCGCTTCTGAATATGGTACATCTATATTTAATGGCGATTTTGTCAAAATGGTTGCCGCAGGTACTATCGAAAAAGATACAGGCACTGCTACGCTTACCACTATTGGCATTTTTATGGGCTGTAAATATACAGATCCCACCACTAAGCAGATGACTTTTAGCCAGTATTGGCCAGCGTCAACTGTCGCAACAGATGCTATGGCATATGTATTAACAGATCCTGATGTGGTTTTCTTAATGCAAGCTGATGGCGCTATTGCTCAAACAGCACTTGGTTCTAACTTTGATGTTATCCAAACTGCTGGAACAACCGCTATCGGTAACAGCAAAAATGCTGTTGATGCCGATTCAACTGCAACTACCAATACACTGCCATTGCGAATCTATGATTTTTACGATGGCCCCAATAGTACTATTGGTGATGCATTCACGGACGCACTCTTCATTTTTAATGTTGGTCATGCGTACAGAAACACAACCGGCGTTTAAGGAGAATTAAGCAATGGCAATTTCAAGAGCGCAAATGCTTAAAGAACTCCTACCGGGGCTTAATGCTCTTTTCGGTTTGGAGTACACAAAGTACGAAGACGAACACACTCAAATTTACGACACAGAATCTTCTGATCGTTCATTTGAGGAAGAAGTCAAGCTAAGTGGTTTTGGCGCAGCGCCAACGAAGGGCGAAGGTGAAAGCATCACATATGATGCTGCACAAGAGTCGTTTACTGCTCGCTTTAATCACGAAACAGTAGCTATGGGTTTTGCGATCACCGAGGAAGCGATGGAAGATAATCTTTACGATTCTCTTTCTGCTCGTTACACCAAGGCGTTAGCACGAGCTATGGCATACACCAAGCAGGTCAAAGCTGCACAGCCATTAAACAATGGTTTTACAAACTCATTCCAATCGGGTGACGGCGTAAACTTGTTTACTGCTTCTGGCGATGGCGTAACTGGTGGTGATGGGCACCCTCTCGTAAGTGGTGGCAAGAACAGCAATCGTCCTGCGACGGCGGCTGACTTGAACGAAACTTCTTTAGAGGCAGCTATCATCTCTATTGCAGGATGGACTGACGAGCGTGGATTGCTGATTGCAGCCCGTCCTCGCAAGTTGATTGTTCCACCTGCGTTGATGTTTACCGCAACCCGCATCCTTCAAACCGAAGGCCGTGTTGGTACGGCAGACAATGATCTGAACGCTATCTATACAAATGGCAGCATTCCAGAAGGCTACTCAGTAAATCACTACCTCACAGATACAAATGCGTGGTTCTTGATTACTGACGTTCCAAATGGCATGAAGCACTTTGAACGGGCAGCTTTAGAAAATTCTATGGACGGCGACTTCGATACTGGCAACGTGCGCTATAAAGCGCGTGAACGCTACAGTTTCGGTGTTTCTGATCCGCTTGGAATTTTCGGATCACCCGGCTCTAGTTAGAGCTTTTAAGGACTACTCAGGTTATACTTGGGTAGTCCTTTTTTTTATCCTGACTAATTGTTTCACGTGAAACATTAGACACTAGCCAAGACAGGAGAACTACATGGCTAATACAACCTTTAACGGTTCAGTCCGTTCGGAGAACGGCTTTGCAGTCGTTTCAAAAAATAGCAGCACTGGTGCAATTACAACGTCCTTTACGCTTGATGGCTCTGGTATGCAGGTAGCTCCTGTATCACTTGCTGATGCTGCATCAACCACTCTTACTGCTGCTACAAATGCAGGTCGCATTAATCTTGTTGGTGATAATAGCCAAGATAGCACCTACGTTTTGCCAGCCCCTACTGCGGGTATTTTTTATCGTTTTGTTTACGCTGGCGGTGCGGCAGATGCAACAGATGCGCTAATTATTACGCCCGGAAATAGCAATTTTTATATTGGCGGCGTTACCTTTTTAGACACTGATGGCAATGAGGTAAGCAGCGTATTTTCTGATGGTAACTCTAATAGCAGCATTCAACTAAATGTTCCTGCTGGATTCGATATAACTATCTTGGGTCTGGATACAACCAACTATCAGATCTTTGGAAATGTTACGAGTACCACTGCACCTGCATTTGCCGATCAGTAACCTTTTATAACGCATGGGGCGGTTTACGCCCCTTTGTTAGGAGAAAAATATGGCTGATGCAGTAGCTTCACAAACAATCCAAGACGGCCCTAGAAAAGCAATTTTTAGGTTTACCAATGTCAGCGATGGCACTGGTGAAGCAGCAGTGAAAAAAATTGATGTATCTGCGCTTAGTGCTGACCCTATGACCGGCGCATCTTGCGCTAAAGTCACTATTGAAAAGATTTGGTATACCACTGTTGGTATGGGTGTAAAGATATTTTTTGATGCAAGCACTGATGTTTTAGCATGGCAGTTAAATGCAGATTACTCAGATACATTAGATTTTGGCGAATTTAGTGGCATCCCAAATAACGCTGGTAGCGGAGTTACTGGTGATATTATGTTTACTACAGTTGGTCATTCTAATAATGATGTTTATAGCATTTGCATGAGCGTTATTAAGCACTACGGATAGGCGTTATGAATCAGTTTGATCAAAAGATTCTTGAATGTTTTCATGCATTTACAGACCCAAATGATTCTGTGCGAATCAGAATGTCACTTGATCAAGATCAGCGTAATGTTGTTTTTGAAACATATTCTACAATTCCGCTTGCTCATAAGATGTCATTGGAGCAGTTTTTAAATACACCTGTAGAGTCGTTGAAGTCTATGGCTAAAGGTCTTTGCAGGGAAATGAGGGTGGTTGGGTGAAAAAAAACAAAATGCCGATGGTCGAAAAAGACGGCAAAATGGTTCCTGAGTTCGCTGCTGATGGCATTGGCAAAATGAAAGAAGGCGGCATTGTTAGGTATCATACAGAACCCCGTAAAGGCTCTGTGCGTCAAATGGAACGGCGTGGATATGGCGCAGCTAGAAAACCTTAACAACAACCAAGAGGATTCTATTAGAAGAGAAATCCGAGATTGGTCTAGGGTTACACTAGAAGCGCCAATAAAAGAGCTTAATGGTTTATCAGGATGCCCATATGCAAAGAAAGCGTGGGTTGATAATAAGGTCGATATAGCGTTTAAACGCAGCGAAAGCTTTGATGTTGTTTATCAGATACTTGAGAGCTTTAACGATGAATACGATCTTACAATAGTTGTGGATTTGGATTATGAAGAAGATCCATATTTGTTTCACCAGCGTGTAGAGGCGATTAACCACTCTATTGCGCATGGAGCATACAATGATTTAAACCTTTGGGTTATGTCGTCGCATCCAGAGGATGAAGGCAATGATGAAGGCAGCGACAACGAGTTCGTGCAGCACAACGATTGTGACTATGCGATGATGTACATACAAAGGCTAGACCACTTACAGGAGTCAGCGAATAAGTTAAAAAAGACAGATTACTATTCGTATACTTTTGGATCTGGTGAGCCTAGTCATGTGTTCCGTTTGAGAGAAAAGTTTTATCAAGACCTACAGGAGGTTCAAAATGGCTGGAATGAAAAAGAAGGGCGTTATGAAGAAGCGTCCTAAGAAAATGGGCGGTGGCGGCATGGCTAAGAAAGGTGTTATGAAAAAGCGCCCTACAGGCATGAAGTCTGGTAAGTCTGTTAGAAAAGCCGTTAAAAAGAAGTAGCGGTGAATGTCAACTTATACATTTAACTTAGACCTCGGAGACGCGATAGAGGAAGCTTTTGAGCGAGCGGGGTCGGAGTTAAAAAGCGGGTACGATTATCGTACTGCTCGGCGTAGTCTTAATCTCATGTTTCTTGAGTGGCAGAATCGTGGGCTTAATTTGTGGACAATAAAGGAAGGGACACAGTCGCTTACTGCTGGAACTTCACGATACGCTTTAGATGGAAAGATACTTGATATTGTTGAGGCGTTTATACGCACAAACTCAGGCAATGTATCAACGCAAGTTGATCAAATGCTTACACGCATTTCGGTTAAGCAGTATTCGCATCTTACAAATAAGTTGACTAGCTCAAAGCCATTGCAGTATTGGCTTGAAAAAATAGATACTGGCATTGCTATCAACTTGTGGCCTGTCCCAGATTCAACA